CCGAGGTCGTGCTGGTGGTGCCCGACGTGGTGGTGCTGCCCGAGGTCGTGGTAGTGGTCGTGGTGCTGGTCTTGCCGTTCCCCTTGCCATTGCCGTTATTGGTCTGGAGGGCGCTGGCCTGCGGAGCGTAGGCCAGGGCCAACGCTGATAAGAGTAGCGCGCTGGCGCCCAGCTTTTGGGAACCAATGAATTTATTCGACATCTTTATGCTCCTTAAATGTATCGCTTCACAGGGGAGGAATTGTTACTGCACGGGAACAATTATATACACAGTTAAATGCCGAAAATTTCGCCTGATCCATTTATTTTAAAGAGTGTTTACGCTTACTCAAGCAACTTTATTTTACGACTAGAAATCTAATAATAGGAAAAAATTATCTCGTTAAATAAATCCGCAAACTTTTTATTTTATAAACCGCAAAACAATATTCCGGCGTTTTCACGGCCTGTAGCGGCCTGCCGCGGCGTGCTCGCCCGTCTGTTCGAAAAATGTTCGGTATTGTTGAGCTGGCCTTGCATAAGCATCAAACTGCATAGCAGCGATACCAGGCACGCACCCGGGCCACGGGGCTGGATATCCCAGAGAAAATAGCGCTGTGGTGTTTTTGCTGAAGATGGCCTGCCCAGCTGGGTTCGAACCAGCGACCCTCAGCTTAGAAGGCTGATTAAAGAACCTAGGAAACATGCGGGCTAGAGGCCCATTTTTAGTTCCGCAAAACGTCCGTCCATGGAGTGAAGTTGCGGGGCATAGAGAGCAACTGGGCACGATTTGCGGAACGACTTCCGGCTCTAAAAATGCTTCATCAGCCGGTACTGCGCCTTGTTCAACTCCAGCACATCGATGAAGTACTCGCACAGCCACGCGTCGCGCATGACCTGCTCCGGCCGGCTCTCGAATGCGCTCCTGGCATGCCAGCCACCGAGTTCAAACCGATCCGCGCCCATCCATTCGATGTAGCAGTCGATCAAGCGTTTCGGCCCGTAAAAAGCGCCGCTATGCCCGAACAGCTCGGCCACCAGGACTTCTCGGCGCAATTGCGGCTCCAACTGCGTAGTGACGACCAGGTCGCCCTGCGTGCTCCCCAGGTCTCTGAGCGACCCGCGCTGGCGAACGCCGTTCTGATAAATGTCGGACACCCGGAATCCCTTCGCGCCGAACGGCGGAATCAGGTCTACCAGCCAGGTCTGAAATAGTTCCGTCTTGCCGTCCTTCTGCACGTCGACGCCACATAGCAGCATCTTCCATCCCCTCATCCAAGCGAGTGTCGGTGCCACTAGTTCGGCCAGGATGCGCTTCTCGCCGATGGGCATCACCCTGGCCACCTTCGTCGGGCGCCGGCTTCCCTGATCCGTCACCTCGACGACAACCAGCTCGCACGGCCGGCTGCCGTCCACCACCGGCATTGCTTCAGCCATCAGGGCGCCCTCCCAGCGCCCCTTTACCACCCACGCCCGCATTTCCACTCCGCAATTTACTGTATGTATATACAGTATAATCAACGCGGCAAAATAGCGCTATTATTCGTCCAATAACTACGGGAGCCGGTCTCATGTGTGTGAACTATCGACCGCCTGATGCAGAACTGCTGCAGGCCACCATGGGCGTGCTGATCAACCAGGGCGACATCTGGAAGCAGGAAACGTGGAAAGATTACGTCGCGCCGATCGTGCGCCGCGGCGCGAGCGGTGGCCGCGAGGGTCTGCTGGCCAGCTACGGCATGGTGCCGCGCAAGCGCATTCCGCCGGGTGTGCGGCCGTTCGACACGATGAACGCACGCAGCGAGACGGTCGGCCAGCTACGCTCGTTTTCCGGCGCCTGGAAGAAATCGCAGCTCTGCCTTGTCCCGATGACCGCGTTCTACGAGCCCTGCTACGAGAGCGGCAAAGCAGTCCGGTGGGGGATCGGCATGGCGGACGAGTCGATGTTCGCGGTAGCCGGCCTATGGCGCGAGTGGGATGGCGAAGCAGGCCCGGAGCACTCGTTCACGCAGTTGACCATCAATGCCGACGACCACGCGCTGATGAAGCGCTTTCACAAACCGGGCGATGAGAAGCGCGCGCTCGTCATCGTGCCCAGGGATGGCTGGGACGACTGGCTGGAATGCACGGACCCTGAATTCGCCCTCGCCTTTCTGACAGACTATCCCGCTGAGCTGATGCGATCCTGGGAGTTCCCCGTTCCGCCCCGGTCAAAGAAAACAGACATGCCGCCGCCCGAGGACGATGACCGCCCGCAACTGGAGCTGATATGAAATGGGAACTGGAGGACGGCCGCCCGCGCGACGGCGACCTGGTGCGCATGGTCGGTGATCCGGATGGGCCGATCATGGAAGTGAAAGCTGCCGCACTGGGCGAAGAGCATGTATGGGAAGGCGTGCGCAATGGGATTTACTGCACGTGGGTGGTTGGCGGCAGGGAAATGTTCGAAGTGTTTCGTCCCGGGCAGCTTGTAATTGTGAGCAGAGAAAAATAAAGACTGTCGAATTTTTAAGCGGAAAAATTCGAAGTTTTCTATTTTAATTCAAGTACTTGCGACATCCCTCTGACGACATCGTCAGGCATCTTTTGACTTCCTGCAGAAATCCAGCAAAATGGTATGAGCGATCAAAAGAAAGCGGCACTCGTCCGGCCAAGGAGTCGAGTGCCGCCGATCCAATCGCCAATCCTAAATGCGAACGAAAGGAAGAAACATGGTAATACAGATCCTGATGCAGCGCGGAGGTAATCGATACTTCCTATCCTTCAATCTCGCCACAATCGTACTTTCCGCAGTAGTTCAACTCGCGGTGAATAGGTTCCTATAACTCTAACACGGTCAATGCGAACATCTAGATCCGGATGTGCGCATTGACATACTTACGACGCCGCAGCTTTCGGATCCGGTCCCCAGTGCGATCCGCCACCCAGCCGCACGCCCGCATAGAAAGCCTCTGCTTCCAGCGCATCAACGCCGTTCTGCAGCAGCATTTCCCGTAGCACCTTGTCTGCCGTCTCGCGGTCGACCACATGCGAGGTGTACAGCCAATCGTGGATGGTGCCGGACTTGCGCGCACGGTCGCCTAGCAGCGAGAACGCGACCGGCACGCGCGGCACGCTGCAAAAGTCGGTTGTGAAGCCCACTGGCGCCGTGAACGTCTGGCCAGCCACTTCCGACGTGAAGCTAAGCGGCTGCATCAGCTCCCATCTGCCGGACTCGTCATCCTCGACCAGCTTCACCACTAGGTTACCCTGCCAGCTCATGGGTGCACCGCCTGAAGGACGCCAGCCAGGACGATCTGCCCGGCAGTCAGCACAAGTACCAACCGGGTCTTGTCTTCGTCGTCCAGGGGCGCCGCGTCCGCCACGCTGATCATGGCAGGCAATGCGGTCTCCGACAGGCTTTGCAGGCTGCTCATATCGACAGCCGTCGCTGAGCATGCCGCGGACACGACTGGCACGGCTTGCGCCAAATTCGCACGTGCATGCTCATCCAGGCCGTCGATGGCGGCTAGGCTGTTCAGCGTGGATTGGACCGCCGGGCATACCCGGGCGGCTACTTGCTGTGGCGCCTCCTGCGCACCGCCGGTCGGCGCCGTCGCGCACCCGGATAGCGCGAACGCAAGCAGTGCCGCCACGACCAGCGACAGCATCACCCCCACCCGAGCGAAGCCGCCCTGCCCGTTCAAACTGGCGGGTACCGGCACCGGTGCCGCCGTGGATGCGAGCGGCGCGACGCTGGCCAGTTGCGCGCCGAACAGGTCGCGTATCCCGTAACCCAGGAAGCTGCCGATCAGGGTCCAGATAGCTTCAGCATTGTGCGGCGGCGGGAAATATGAGACGAGCACGCCGGCGATGACTGCGAGCGCTGAGAAGATTTGTACAGCCCATTGACGATTCATGGTAATGCTCCTATGGTTTGTCGTACTGCTTGAGGTTGCGTGACCGCATGGTCGCGATCACCTTTGCTGCGTAATTCGGATCGGTGGCGTAGCCGGCGGCAGCCACCGCCAGCGCCCAGGCCTCGCCGCTCTTGGCCATAAAGCACCGCGCATATCGAGGGTTGGCGCGGAGGAACGCCGCGCGGTCGTCGATGCAGGCCTGCCAGTGCGGGTAGGACCGCCATTTCGCTGGCTGCACCACCACCTTTCCCGCCACGACTTCTTCACTGGGCATCTGGTATGTGGCGCCGCGCCAGGATGCGTCGGCCTTGATGTTGAAGAGGTTGCGGGCGTTGACGGCCGTCTTCGACGAGCCCCAGCCGGACTCCAGCGCCGCCTGGGCGATGGTGAAGCTGGCGGGAATGCCAGTTTTCGCCATCGACGCACGCGCCGCCGGCGCGATGCTCGCAATGAAGTCCTCGGGCGTCATTCACCACCTCGCGGAGGCTGGCCATGGATAAGCGCCCAGATGGCGCCGCCTACGGCCAGGATCGGCATCAGCCAGCGGGCCATGCGATTCAGGAAACCACCAACAGTCTGCAGGAAGTTCAGGCCTCGCTTCGACGCGCCGAACAGCTCGACCATCTCGCGGGTGTTGTTCGCGGTCTGTTGGGTCAGTGCGGTGTTCTTCTCCAGCAGTTGCCGGTGCTGTTCGAACTGCAGGCTGCCCGCTCGCAGTTGGTCGTCGACGAAGGCGCGGAACTGCATTTCGTCCATGCGCAAGATCTGGATGCGGCGCTCGTCCATCAGGCCTCCTGTGCGTGGTGGATCACTTCGACCGACGAGAACTGGTAGCCCTCGACCATATACTTCTGGGCCAACCAGATCGGCTCGGGCAGCGTATGCACACCCTCGTCCTTCCCGGTGTGGTACTGCTTGCCCAGCAGCCGGCCGTTGACGGTCATGTCGTCCACGAACAGATATGGGTCGACCGGCACGAGCTTGCCGTTGGCGCCGGGCTGCGCGCCTTCGAAGAAGCGATTCCAGTCAAACGCTGCAGCGTACTTTCCCCAGTGTCCGAACTTGCAGTCGTTCGCGAAGCGCACCCAGTCGATGCCCTCGGCAAAGCAGCGCTCGATCGGATAGTGATGGGCTTCCAGCGGCGCGCCCAACTGCTCCGCGGTCAAGCCGCTCAACCAGCACCGGCCGCCCTCGCGTTCGATCAGCGCCTTGCGTGAGTGGATAAACAGCGGCGTCGCGGCACCGCGCGGCGCGTGGCCTGGCAGATTCACGTCGACCTGCAACGTGAGCTTTTCTTCATGGACTTGCGTTACTTGCATGGACTCTCCAGGCGTAAAAAAGCCCGCTCGGCGGCGGGCCAAGGAAACTGCTTTCGGCGCTGGCCGTCTAGACCTGCAGCGCGGCAGCTTGAATGAACAATGAATCGACTTCGCCATCCGTCTTTCCGAGGGCGTTGGCAAAGCCCGCAACCAGCGGGTGGGCGCGCTCCATCGTCAATGCCTGCTCGAAGTACGCGCGTGCCTTCACCCCATCAGGGCCTGGAATCCCGGCTAAGAATGTCTGCACATCGTCCATCCATCCAACATCGATCAGCACCAGGTGGGCGTTGAGCATGGGGATTCGATCTGGCACCGGATTCACCCAGCCGGCGGGATAAATGATTTCGCTCACGTAAAGGCTCCATAGGTTTTGAGGTTTGCTGAGGAAAGGCTGCCGAATTTATCGACCGCGATCGGGAAGGAACAGGTTGGAAGCCCGGTCCAGTTGTACCAAGACCCGCCGTAGTTGACGGTCTTGTCAGTCAGCGTGTCAGAGAAGATCGCAGTTGGCGCTGCCGCAACGGTGTATGCTGTGTTCACAGTGTTGCCGGTAACGGAAAATTTCGAGTACGACGTACTGCCGGCCACGTAATTCAATGCGCCGGTAGCTACGTCGGTAAGCAGCGCCTGTGGCGTGCCAGTGGTGAACATCGCGCCGGCCGATAGCGTGTTGCCCGAGATCGAAAATACGCACATCTGGCCGCCGCCGTTCTGAACGATAGCGACAGCACTCGAAGATACTGGCAGCGACCTTGCCTGGGCCTGGCCCGTGGCTCGGTAGATGTACGTTTGGCGGAAATACCCGTTGCCGCTGTTGCTGTTGCTGGCAAAGCCAGCGAGACTTTGGACCGCGCCAAACGAAACAGACGTGCCACTTACAGAAATGCCGAAGAAATTACTGTTCGCGCCGTTTGAACTGTCCGAGCCAGCAAGCGCATAGCTCGCCCCCTGATTGATTGTGTGGAGCGTATAGGCGTTGACAACGTTCGATGCTTGGAAGTTGGCCGGACTCGTGGTCGCGCCAGCATTGACAGTGATCGCGGTCCCTGCAATCGAGATGACCTTGGCAGTCGCCGAAGATGGCGCCGAAGTGGTGCTTCCGTACGTTGCCAACACCGCGGTGGCAGAGATCGGCGCCAGGCAGACGCTCAACGAACTGCCGGTAGGTACGCCCAGAGTAGCGGCCGTCCCTGGGCTGATCGCGGTGCCCGAAACGCTCCAGACGACAAGGTCGCTGGCAACAATATTCCCCAAGTGAACGAGGAACGTCGTCGTCGTGAGCTGCACTGGAGCCTGGTCTGGGTTTTGCGGAGGGGTGTATGTCGTTCCAGTAGAGACTGCCAGCGTGCTGGTGTTCACAGTGCCGATGACGGCGAGCAGAACGGTGTTCAGGGCAACGACCATGAAGGTCGTAGACGAGGTTGCATAGATCGCGGCCCGCGTGATCTGCGAAGCACTTAACGTCAGGGGCGCGCCGCACAGTCCGGTGGTGGGATCAAGCGCCATCGCATACGTGCCGCTGGCATCGCTGAACAAATAGACATGCAGGTTAGACGCCAGTGCCACCGAGCCGAGCAGCGTGAGCGTGCTGGCGCCGAGTGCCGTGCTGGCCTTCTGTGGCGGGGTCATGGCCAAGTTGCCCCACCAGCCATGCGGGGTTCCGGTAATCAGCGGCGAAATCACCTTCAGCACTCCTGCCGTGAAACCGGTCGCCACCGACCAGCCATCAGAGGTTGTCAGCGTCGCAGGAACGGTTGCGCTATTCGACAAGGCGCAGAGGCCAAGCGTGCCGGGCGCGCTGGTCAGGTCGGGCAGCGCAATCGACCCGGAGGTATTCATAAATGTGCTGTAGTCGAAGGCGTTAATCACGCCGCTATAGCCGTGCACGCTGTTGCCGGTCAGGAGCGCCCAGTTCGCGCTGTCCAGAGCCGGGTCCGTCGCGCCGGCGCCGTTGTTCTTGCACCGGTAGGTGCGGAAGTCGGTCGGGCTGTACTTACAAGCCCCGGCAGAGTAAGAGCCGGCAGTCCAGGGCGTCGCCCCGGCCGCGGCGCCAGCAGAGACGACTGAGGTTGCGGCGTTCGCGGCCGACGCCGAGGCAGCATTCGCCGAAGCCAGGGCGGAAACAGCGCTTGCCGCCGCGGCAACGGCATTGTTATAGCAGTCGACAGCGTTGTTGTAGACGTTCAGCGCAAGCGCGACCAACTGCATTTGGAAATTAATCAAGGCAGCCAGGAAGGCATCGGCCAAGGACGCAAAGGTTGATGGCGACGACGTGCTTGGCGCCGGTGGCAACGGGTCTACATTTGGTGGTGTGGTTTGCGACATTTATACTTCCTCCAGCTCAAGGCTGATCATTGCAGTGGTGGGATACTTCAAATTAATGGTGAACTTGCGGTAGAACCCGAGGATGAGAAGCGACTCGAAATAGTCATCACCCTCATCGTCCAGGCCACACCAGACGGCGGTCGAGCCGTTGAGCGAATCGCGCAACGCGCGCACCTGATCGACGTATTGCTTGTCCAGCCAAATCGACGAGATGGTCTTGGGGACATTCCGGCTCGGGACGAGTGTCGCCACACCGTCCGTCGTCCTGTTGACCGTAGAGAAGTTGAGGACATCGGATTCGGCCTCGTATTGCACGCTCCCTACATCCTGCGCCATGCCCAACACACATGCGCCGCAGGCCACGCTGCCGCCGGTGTTGGACAGGGAAACTGTGATCACGGCACTTGCATACGGCGGGAGGTCGAATAGGACCATGCTGGACTGCGTCTTGAACGCAGCGAAGAAGTAGTCGTACCAGTCCGCCACGAAGCGCAAATTCAAATTGACTGTTCTCGAATAGACCTGCGTACTCGCCAAGGTGACTGTGATCGTCGCCGAGGTGGCCGAGAGCCCCAGCAGAGCCAACGAATCGCAACGAGTCCCAGGCGAAACAGTCGTAGTTAGCGTCCCGGGCGTAACTGTTGCGGTATTGCGCAGGGTATCGAACATCGCCCAAGGATTCGTCGGCCCGACGAGATACCACTTCGTCGCGTCAGTCAGCGCGTTCCCGGTATTGCTCGCGATCAGGGACTGATATGTCAGATGCGCGACGTTGTCGATGACAAAGTCCCCGAGCGCATAGGTCGCAGTGTTCGAATAGACCTGGTGGGTCGTTCCAATGTTCTGCCACCATGCGGGCGAGCTGGCCGGAGCGTGCCCGACATTACCTGCCTGAAGGGACTGATAAACCGTCAACAGGCCCGCGGCACCCGCGATGCTTGCCGTGGCATTCAGTCCATAAGTCGTGGTGCTGACGTAGAGCGCCGGCGCCGTTTCCACGGCGCTCGTGCTGGTTAGCATCGCCGTGGTGACAGCCAGCGGCGGAATTACTTTCATGCTCATTAGGCCGCCGATGTCAGAAGTGAATTGCCATCCCGCGTTACACGGGTCCAGATGTCTGCGGTCTTGCGGGTGTGCTTGGTGTTTTCCTGGATGGCGGACAGCACCTTATTAAGCACTGCCGTGTTCTCCCTTACCGCCGCATCACTCGAACCGCCCATCATTTCGCGGGTCTGGCTGGCGGTGTAGATGCGAGCCGGCTGACCGAAGTGCGCCAACTCAGGTCCCTGCTCTCCGACCAGGGACCAGCCAGAAGCAACGCCACCATTCGCATGAGCGCCGATCGTGCCGCTACCGAGCAGGCTGCGCCACATCTGTGGGATTGCCGTCGCGGCAGCATCAGAAGCTGCCGCGCCATTGCTATTTCGCAGATAGACGTCGGCGAAATCCCGCGCATACTCAAACGAGTTACCATGCACCGCCTTGGATGCCGTCAGAAAGTCCTGTTCCGCCGACTGAAGGCCAGTTCCGCTTGCTGTTTCGTAGTGCTGCTTAGCCGCAAGATATTTCGACTCCGGAGACAGGGTCGATTGATCGCCAAACGCGAGGGCATCATTCAGACTGCGGAATGCATCGGCCGCCGCCTTCGCGGAATCCATCGCTGCCGCCAGTGAACTCCCTAGAGAATGCATTGCAGCGACTGAAGAGGCCTGCGCCTGAGCCAGCGCCGCCGCGGCGGCGGCCTGCGCCGCAGCACTGGACTTTGCGGCTTCGGACGCAGCCTGGGCGGCTTGCACCTGATCAAATAGCGACCGGTTGCTTTCGTCGAGCGCATCGCGCTGCTGTTGCAGCAGTTCAGACGACGAGAGCGTCAACTGGTCAAGTTGCGTTTGCAGGCCAGCGCGCTCTTTCTGGACGTCGGACGCGTGCTGTGCCATGTGCACCTGATCAAACAAGGCTTGATTGCTGGAATCCAGAGCAGCGCGCTGCTTCTCGGCCAGTTGCGTGGACGTCATAGTCAACTGGTCAAGTTGATCCTGGAGACCGTTGCGCTCAGTGAGAACGGCGGCAGATTTTTGCGCGGCCTGCACCTGGTCAAACAAGGCCTGATTAGAGGCGTCAAGGGCGTTGCGTTGCTTCGCTAGCAACTGCGTCGAGGACATCGTCAACTGATCAAGCTGATTTTGCAGGTCCGTGCGCTCGTTCAGTACATCCTCGGCTGACTTTTCTGAAGCGTGCACCTGGGCGAACGCATCCTGCAGCGCCATCAAGCCCGCGTAAAGCTTCTGGCCAGATTCTTTGCTCAGGTCGAGTCCCTCCACCAAATTCTTGAACTCGTCCTTCGTCTTCGGAATTGTTGTCAGGCCCAGCGCGGCGAGCTGAGCATCCAGTGCCTTAGACACCGGCGCCAACTGCTCGGCGCTGGTGAGGTAATTCTGGGCAAAGGACGACGCCTGCGAGGTAAAGGTCGACAGGCCGCCGGAAAGTAGAATGATCTGGGCGCGCGCCGATTCAGACGCCAGGCCGGCCGCGCCGAATGCGGTCGACATATCCTTGCCAAGCATCTGGGCCACCTGGTTGGTCGCAGTGAATTCGTCGGTGATCCTGGTCAGCGCAGCACTTGTCGCCTCGGTCGGCTGCTTTAGCGCCGCGACGTCTTGCAAGGTGACCTGCATCCCGAACACCGCCTGACCGGATTCCTTCAGCGCAGCGCGGTATGCGAGTAAGCTCGCCGCTTCGGACGCTAGTTCCGACGTGGTGCCCTGGAATCCATCCTCCAACTTCGACAGACCCGGCTCGACGCCGTCGAGGATATCCTTGATCCGATCGGTGAACACCTTCGACAGCGCCTGGCTGGCCGTCTGTCCAGTGATATCGCCCTCACCTCCTACGTGCGCGGTATCGGTCTTCCCGGTCAGGTAGCTCGAAACACTGGCCTTTTCCTGGGTCGTCATATACTTGGCCAGCGCATCGTCCGCCAGGCCCACGGTCTTTACGAAGTCTTGAACAGTCTGAGATTCGGCGGGCGCCCAGAAGGTGCTGGATACGCCAAACGTGCCCAGCGACGACGTCTCGCTGGCGCCAGCTATATAGGCATCGTTCTTACCCTCGTTACCACGCTCGTTGATCGAGATATTCCCCGGCGTGTTATTGCTGGTGAATGTCAGGCGGGTATCAGACTCCTTGCCGCTGCCGAAGACGCTATCGAACAGCTTGTAAGCCACAACGGCGGCCGCAACGTACGGCACGGCCGTCGACAGTGCGCTGGCCAGGCTGGCGCCGGCGGACGCCGCAGCCGAAAGTGATGGCGCGACGTCGCCAGCCAGTGTGGCGGCCAGCGATTCGGCCGACGCGGTGCCGGAAAAGCCTGCGCCGAATTCGCTGAGCGTAGTCGAGCCGAGATAGCTGCCCACGGAGGTTATCCCGTTGCCAACGGTCGAGGTCAGCGTCGCACCACTGGCCAGCGACTTGCCGGCGTTGAACATGCTGGCGGCGCCGCTAGCGGTGCTGAACAGGTTGCTGCCCGCGGCCTGCGGCGCTCCAGGGTTGAGCGCAGATGCGATGGTGCTGCCAACGAACTGCAGCGGCACACTCAATGCCTGACTCACGATCTGGGTCTTCAGGCGCTTCCAGGCGTTACCACCACCGTTGGCTATAGCGTCCGCCAAGGTGCGCTCGACATGCTGGGCGGTCGAGTCCCATGCGGCAGAGGCCGCGCGTGCGGCATCGGCATCAGCCTGGGCAACCGCGTTATCATGCAGGACGCGCGCAAGCTGCCGACGAGCTTCGATCTGTTGCTGAAGTTGATCCAACACGACAGAATAGATCTCGACAGCTTCCGCGTTCAAATCCTGCTGCTGGAGCAGGCCTGCCACCGCCGCGGCCTGGTTCTGCAGGTCCGCAGTAGCCGCATCCTGCTGAGACTGGCGCAGAGCATCCACCTGCGCCTTCGTGAGACCGATCTCGGCGCCGTGCTGCTTTTCCTTGACGATCTGCTCATCGAGCGACTTCAGCACCGACTCGCCAGACTTGCTCAGGCTGTTGATGTAATCATCCTCGATCTTCTTCTGATTTGCGAGATCGTCGGCTCTATCTTGGCCGCCCGTGGTGCGCATGTCATCGAGGAACTTGTTGTGGGCGGCAACCAACTGATCGTATTTGCCTTTGGCGGCTGCGACCTCGGCCGGATTCTTGGCCTGAGCCAGAGATGACTGAACGAGCGCCGTTTCTTTGGCGTAGGTCAGGGCTTCTGCGGCGATGTAGTCGGCGCGCGCAGCATCTCGCCCGGCATAGTATTCATCGTCCGACGTGCCGAATTTCTTATGGTACTCGTCAAGCATTTTGCTGCGAGACTCGTAGATGCGGCGTTCGGAGTCGAGTGCGGCCTGTTCGTTTTGCAGCGCGTCTTGCAGTAACTTGGCGCGATCATCCTGCCCCGTTTGGGGTTTGGTGTGCGCTTTAATCAGCGCGGCCATGTGTTCGTTGACGGCATCTTGCGATAGCAATGGGCTATTCGCGTTAGCTGCCTGTACTTTCGCCAGATACTCACCATAGGCACGGATGTCCAAATCCAGTTGGGACCAGTTTTTCTTCTCCAACATCTGGTCCTGCTGCAGGATTTGGGATGCTGCGTGCGCACCCTCCTGTTGGGTTCTAATCACTTGCGCTTGGGCGATCGCCTCAGCGTCGGCCTTGTTCTTGGCCTCCACTGCGCGCGTCAAATCCATGACGATCCCCAGCCGTGCCTGCTCTTGCGCAGCGTTCATGGCATCTGGCGCACGGCCAAGGCGAAGATTGCTCGCAGTCACCTCATCGTCGAAATACTTCAGTCGCAACGAGTTGCGTTCTACCTCCGATCCAGGTGTGGCGCGCTTTCCGATATTGCCCAGGCCATCTGCAACCGCGCCAATTACCTCTTTGACCTCATTCCATGCGCGCGCTATGGAGCCAGCATTTGCGATGATCTCTTCGGAGCGGTCGTGCATAGTCTTGGCGAAAGTTTCGGTAGCCAAGGCGGAGGCGGCCTTCGCATCGCCCTCTTTTTCCAATGCGCGGATCTGTTCGTAGATCGCCTCGGTGAGGAAATGATATGTTTCATCCAATTTCAGCGCGTTCTTCGATACCATCTCCGTCGCGCGTGCGCTGCTTCCGTAGCCTTCGACCGTAAGCGACTCGAAGTCCTTAATGATCTGATCAACCGATCTTCCGGTCGCATGCTCCCAGGCGACAGTGGCTTCCGTGATGTAGCTGATCTGTTCGCCAGAGAATTTGCCGCTGGCCGCAAGCTCGGTGGCCACCTTCTTGGCCTCGGAAATACTTCCGCCGGCAGTAACCGCGGCGTGCGCCATCTCATTCAGCCGGTCCGATGTAACTCCGGCATAGTCGCCAGTCATGACGAGTGCGTCATTCATGGCCTTCTGGTCTTGCGCCCCTTTGACCACAGCGTACGACACGCCGGCGACAGCGGTCGCCAGGCCGAGGGCAGCGATGCCCGTAGCGGAGAACAAGAGCCCTGCGGCGCCGGTAGATTCGCCCAACACCATCATCGAGCTACCGAATTTTTGGAAGTTCCCCTGGCTCAGCTCGTGCGCCAGCACAATGATCTCGGAGCGCGCGCGGGCCGACGACAGCGAGAAACCATCCATGTGGCCGCCAGCACCCTTGATCTGGGCGATCAGCGGGCCGGCCGCGTCAGCGACGCCCAGTTGCGCGGCCCGATACGCGAGCATTTCCTTGGTCGACAGGTTCTGCGTCGCCACCTGGTCCTGGAGCTTCTTGATGAATGCGTCGGCAGCCGCGGTCGCCTTGTCCTGCGCGGCCACCATGTCGCGCATAGCCTGCTCATCGCGGCGCATGGCGTCGATGGTCGCGCCCAGGATTGAGGCTCGATCCTGAGCCGCCTTGCTCAATCCCTGTTCGGCTGCCATGTAGCGCGCCAGCTCGGCCTGCGCCATGCCGAAGGTGTCGATTTCCCGCTGCAGCGATTGCAAGAAGGCGTTGTTCGATGCCTCCAGGATCCGGGCCGCTTCGGCGGAGCGGCGCATGATCTCGGCCGTGTCATTCATCTGGCCATTGTTCGTCCGGACGGCCGCGCCGGTCCGCTCGCTCGCTTGGCCCAGTTGATCGATCGCCGACGTCGCGCCGTCAACCGACGGCTTGATATTGCTGACAGCATCGTCCACGCGCTTGGCGGACTCGGTGAGCTTGTCCATTTCGGACGCGCCCTGTGTTACCTGCGACGTGTTGATCTCAAGGCCGAGCGAGGCGATATCGGTCATGTGGGTGCTTTCGAGTTCAGGACGGACAGGTACAAATCGTCCAGGCGGTCAATAAGAGAGTGCTCGTACGGCGTGAGTTGCAGGCGCTGGCGCGCACACCACGCCAGCACCTCTTCGCTGCTGATGGGGTTCAGCGCCATGCCGATTTGGCGCTTTCGATGCAACTGCTGGAACCATCCCCACACGGTTTCCAGTTCGAAGGGGCAGCGCGGCTCATCCTCGGCCGCGGCCGCGGCCGCCTTGTAAAGGGGGTGCCGCTTCGCCGCGGCAATGTGGTCCCCCTTCGTGTTGCCGTCGGCGGCGGTCGTTACTCGGCCGAACTGGTGCTTGGCGAAGTCGAGGAGGCTTTGGGCAAGGATTTCATAAAATTTGCGTCTTTTTCCAGGCCCATCTGCACGGCATCGACCCAGGTGGGGAACTTGTCGAGGCCAGCCTTCACCATGTTCTTGTCGAATGGGGCGGTAGCATCGCCGTTCGTGAAGCCGTACCAGTCGACCACGACGGCCAGAGCGATGCGCTTCGAATTCTCGGTCGTCAGTTCCACGGCATGGATCGCGCCCTCGTCGGTCTTGGTGTCGATGGCGGTGCCGGTGCGCGCGCCGCGCTTCAGGTTCTCGGCGCGAATCTGTTTGGTGATGGTCTGGTATTCATCGCTGTTCTTGCCGACGCAGACCAGGCCGCTTACCGGGTCGCCGTCCGCATTGAAGATCAGGTCGACGTTGAAGGTGGCTGGCGCGGTGGCAATGGTGGCCAGGTTGGAGATGTCGAAGCCGGCGGCGGCGATAGCTTGTGCGTTGTTCATGGTTAATACCTTTCGCGTGGGATATGGTGCCCGTGCCGGCCGCCGCTCCACGCGAATGGAGACAGCAGCCGGTCGGTGCTGGTGATGGCTTGCGCCAAAAGGAAATGCCGGCGGCGGCCGGCGGTGATTACAGGGTCGAGTCCTGGATAGCCAGGGTGGTGCTGTCGTACTGCGCATCCGATGCGTTCGAGCGCAGGATGTCGAACTGGCAGGTGATGATCTTGTTCTTCTCGCCGTCGTCCGCCTTGGCCGAGGTGATCTTGATCCGGCCGGCGGACAGCGCCAGGAAGTCGGCCAGCGGGCCGGAGCCAGACGCCATCACGTAGGCGAGCGGCACTTCGGTTTCCGCTTTGAAGTAGTCCAGGTAGGTGCTGTCCTGCATCAGGACGGTGAACTGCCCGGAGCCCAACACGCAGCCGCGCGATGCTGCGGTGGCGTACTTCGTGCCGATAGTCGGGTCCAGCTTGCCCTGGCCATCGACGCTGAGCGACATGCCGGTGCAGATTTGCGACGGAATGCCGGCAACCGACAGCATCGCGGTGGCGCCGGAGAACTTGCCGGTACCGGGCGCGGCGGCCGGCGTCGCAAAGTACGGCGTGGCAGTGGTCGGCAGTTCCTGCTTGCCCACGAACGTGAAGTTCATGGTCGTCATGCCGTTTGGCTGGATGGCCAGGTCCATCTTGCTGACCATCTGGTCAACGAACACGCGATTGACCGAAACGCCAGGATCCTGCACTTCGGCGGTGAACCAGTCGTGGGTATGCCCAGACAGCGGCGTGAAGGTGCGCTTACCGGGCGCAGTGATCACCACCGAATCGCCACTCGCCTTGACGACGATGGCGCTGCCGTCCATGAACATGCCACTCAACTTGGTCGCCGTGACCGCGGTGACGAAGAAATTCTTGCCGTTATTGGCGGTCGCCGGCGCGGTGAAGCCGCTGACTCGCACCACGGTACCAGCGCGGTGGCCGTCGGTGATAAAGGATCCGCCCACACGGGTGAAGCCATCGATAGCCGAGGCGATATTGGTGTTGGCCGCGGTGATGCCGGCTACGGTGAAGTCGCGACGCAACAGCGCGGCGACCAGCAGAGCGTAGGTGCCGCACGACGCCTCGCCATTCAGCGCGCCCGCGACACGGAAGTTACCCAGCCGGGTGTCGGTTTGCTGCTGGCTCTGGTTGATCTCGTTCGAGCTGTACTTGTCGGCTTCAGTGTCGAAGGTTGCCGTCACGCGCGGATAGATGACGCCGCCGGTACCCACTGCCTGAGCGCCCTCGGCAGTTTGCTTTGCCAGGACCAGGAGACTGTCAATACCGTTTGCAGTAGTAGCCATGTGATAAGCCTTTCAAAATAAAAAAGGCCGGCACATGGCCAGCCAGAAAAGAAAAACCGCCTTGCGGCGGCTTCGAAAACTATTGGGAGAAGATGTCTGCGTTGAAGGTTATGCGTACGTCCTGGCGCCACCGGCCATTGTCTTGCAGGCCCTGGAGAATCGTTGGGGTTCGCATGATCTTCACGTCCACGCCACCGTCTGAAAATGTCGCCCCGCGCTTGAACAGCGCCTTGACCTGGCCGGCCAGCGTGGCACAGGCCAGCGTCCCCTCGTCCGTCGGGAACTTCAGGGTTACCTGGAAGACGCCCTGCTCCTGGTGGTAGCCGTCACCCATGGTTGGGTTGGACGGCGCGGCGACCAGCAAGAACGCCTCGCAATAAGGCACGCCAGGCTGCGGCTCATAATTGATATTCTCAAACACGATCGGGAGGTTGGGATCGATGGTGCCGAGCGCGCCTTCCAGCGCATTTCGGATGTTGACGATTGGTTCAGTCATAAGCCATAGGTCTGATAGCCCTGCGCGAAGTCGCCCGCGCTGGTGCCGGCGCGCACGCCGTTGACGGCATCGTCGACGATGTTGTTCCATTCCACCACGGTCAGCGCAACGACGCCGACAGGCGCCTGGCGCGACCAGCCGCGCTCGATGGCCTGCGCATATGGCAAATTGTTCATCAGGTAGAAGACCTGGCCAGCTCGCGCAACCGCAACCACACTGGCGTGGGCCGCCATCGTGGCCGATCCGTCCGTGTCCACGGCATCGAGCGTGCCGCCAGCCGGCGAGCCGATCGACATTTGCCAGTTCGCCCGGAACCGGCCGCCGGCGTATCCCTTCGGGGCCGGGTTCTTCCAATACAGCGAGTCGCCGACTGGCGACCGGTTGACGATGCGCCGATCGATCTCGCTCAGTGCATACCGCGTCACCTGGTCTATGTCGCCGTTGGTTTTTTCCACCCAGGCGGCGATCTGCAGTGCAAAGGTTCCCATCAGATCCTCGCCACCAATTGCCACATGACGACCACGCCGGCCGGCGCGATCTTCTCAATGTTCTTGATCGCATACGTGACGCCGCCGGCCAGCACCTGGTCATCGACCTTGGGTTCCGGCACCGCGGCGCCGCCATCATCGAGCGACGACATCAGGATTTTGCGGTCCCCGGACTTGATCAGCGTGCCGTTGATGACGCCCACGCCCAGGTCGCGCAGCGTCACTGCAGTCTCGATACCCCACACCTGCTTGGTGACCGGCGCGCCGGGTATCTTGGCGCCGCCTACATAGGTTCCAGGCTGCTTCAATGTCAGGGTCAGCAATTGACCGGTCCGACGAAACGTCTTGTCGGTCCGGTGCACCAGTGCGACGTAGTCGGTCATGCGCGCACCAACTGGCCAGAGGTCTGCGAACCGGAAAGGTACGGATGCAGCATTCGATCGACCGCACGGAAGCGCGGCGACTCTGGGGCGCCACCGGCGTAGATGGTGGTGATCGGGCCGACGGTTTCCTGCTGGACGGTACGCTCCAGGTCGGGCGACAGGTCGCCGGCCGACGCCCGCAGCGCCAGCTCGGCGCATGCGTTGCGCACCTCGGCGGGTACGACGTTCCACGCTACCCAGGCCGGCAAGCAACCGTAACCCACGTCGTCCAGTTGCACGTCATACCGCGGCCAATCCAAAGCCTGGGTGATGCTGACGCGCGCCCCCTTCCAGCGGCCACGGTAGGCCTGCGCCATGTACATGGTTGCGCGGCGCAGCACCTGCTCTCGCACATCATCGCTGGCCAGCGCGGCCCAAGCAGCATTGCCCATGCTCGTGTGATAGGCCGCAGCATCCACCAGGCTGATGTAGCTGTCGGCATTTGGCAGGCCGGCGCCGGTTTCAACGGTCAAGGTCATGATGATCAGGCCGCGCCGATGGATTGCAAATAGGAGCTGAGCGCTGCGTACAGATTCGCTTCCTGGGTGGCCGTCCGCGAATGGCCGGTCAGGAAGGCGGAATACTGTGCCGTGGTAGGCGTCGACGTGCCGCCACTGCGGTCACCAACCCACAGCGTGCCGGAAGGCAGCGCTGCATATGGCGAGTCGGCCGGCGTACCGACTTGGGCGCCGTCCATGTAGATCCGGGAATCTGTAGCGCCGAGACGGGCCATGGTGAAGAAGCCGGTGTTCTTCGTGGTGGTCTTCGAGTTGTTCGTGTCCGATGCGGCGTTGTTCCGCACCAGCATGGTCGGCGTGTCGGCATTGAGGACGATCGCTCCACTGGTGAACGCGCCAACGTCGATACCGGAGGTCGGCTTGGAGCGAATCCAGATCGACTGGCTGTTGTCCAGAGTGTGGTACCGCACATCCGAATTGGCGGGCGTGAATCCAGTATCGATATGGCTGCCGGAACCGGATCCGGTAAAGCCGCGGTCGACCGCGAACGTCTCGTTTGACAGCGTGGAATTGAGCGCGACGTACGAAGCGCTGACCAGTGCCGACTGCTGATCGTGGGAGGCATACAACTGCATCGAGCTGATGCTCGCCCAGACGCTGTTGCTGGTCAGCGAGTTGAACAGGGTCAGAAGCTGGCCCTGGCGCGTGCTGTTCGGCTGCACATTCATGCGGCCCAGGTAGCGGTTCAGGATCTCCTGACCCGACATGCCAGCATCGTAGCAGCGGCGGCCCAGATCGACGCAACCCGAAGCGTTGTAGTGCGTGTTGTCTGCGGCAAGCGCAGCCGTGTCCGCGCTGAACCAGCGGCAGTTCGACACCGAGCCGGCGACCGCTTCCTGCGCCGTGCGCACCGGCGCCGGGAAGGCCCAGGTGTTGGTCTGGATGCGAGAGATGATGAACATGGCGCCGGCCATGCTATCCACGCGGGTGCGGACGGCGTTGATGAAGTTGGTCAGGTTGGTCTGGTATGCATTGGCCGTCGCTGACGTACCGGCGTCGGCCTCGCCCTGTATCCAGTTAAAGCACCGCACGCGCGGAGTCTTGCCCATGGCGCGGATATTGGCGCACGCATCGGCCACCCACGACACCAGCTCATCGAACAGGTCGCCGGCCAGGTTCGGATCCCAGCAGCCACGGTTGGCCACTCGCGCGCCTTGATCGAGCGACGTGGAGGCGTGACCCTTCTTGATCAGGTAGATTGGAACGCCAGGATTCTGCTCTTGCCACATGCGCAAGTACTCCGCTTCCATGCCCCAGTAGTTTACGCTCAGGTCTGGATACTTGCCGCCCTTCAGATGCAGCGCGGAAGTGACGCCGGCTTGGTAAGTCTGCCAGGTCTTGCCAAACGGGTCCCAGGTGAGGCAGTTCGAGAGCGGGTTTTGCAGCGCCGTCGGCATATCGGTGCCAGTGGTGCCGTTCGAGTTCGATTGCGACTGACCAGCGAAGATCACAACATCCACGTAAGGGCTACTCACGGACTGAGTCGTGCCACCCTGCACTGCGCAGGTC